AAGCATCTTTGTTTCGTGTGCTCCCTGATTTCCATTTTCAGAGATTGCGTGTGGATTCCAAACGTGTTTAGCATACTTACACTCTCTCTTAAGGAATTTGATAACTTCAAAAGGAAGTTCAACGATTTCATTTGGTTGGAACTCAACCGTATAAGCATTAATTGATACGAATACAGAAGTATTTTGTAGCCAACCCACAACTGGATTAACTCTTACTCTTTTATATTCTCCAAGTTGCTTATGAACTCTTTTACCACCTTTGTTAGTAACATTACCCTTAGATTCAATTACGGGATTCCACTTACCTGATTTTTGAATAGCTACAGCAATCGCTGACGCAGTCTCAAGACCTTCAATGTCAATCTTTAATCCACTTGCAATTGCAATTAATTCACCAATCTCTCTTTGATTTAGAGGTACTTGTACTCCCCCAATACTACCAGTTCCAGTTACGTTCATAGTAATCCTTATTTTAAATTTTTTATTTGTTTATAAGTAAGGGGAGAACCCCTTAGTTAATTACTACGAGTAGTCGTAGTAGTGTTTCTGAGTACCATCTTCGATAGACGCAGTACACTCTGTTCTGATTAACCACGCTTCATTAAGAATAACAGCACCACCGATTGCTTTCCAACCTACAGAACCATATTGGTTTAATGGGTTTTCAGCACCACCAGAGTTTAGTGGCTTAACGATTGTTTCAATACCTTTTTTACCTCTTAGAGAAGTTGTTGCGTATGCATTCTCACCGAAGAAGTAAGATAAGTATACGTTAGTACCACCTTGGTCAACTGGAGCATTGTTTTGGTTTTCAACCATTCTGAAGTCTCCCCAAGAACCAACCTCATTGTCGTCAATTCTCTTAGAGTAATCAGCGTAATCTTCAACATCTTTCCAGTTTGTTAATTCTCTTAAATCTTCAGTTACCTCAGGAGAGATAATTCCGATATAAGCACTTCTAATTGCTCTTGTACCTACAGCTGTAGAACCAGCAATTACTTTTTTGAACTTTTTAGCACCTTGATTTTTTAACTTAACTGCCATTAACTTGAAGTCAGCAGGAGTGTGTTTCTTAGTACCTGAAGCAACAGTTGCTCTTGATATAGCACCATCAGTATAAACAACGTTAGTTCCACTTCTTAATACATCTCTATAGATTGTATCCATAGTTAAACCAGCTTGGTCACCAAGTAAGTCTAAGAATGAAGATTTAATATTGTCATAGTCATATAAGTCTAACTCATCTGTGTAGATGATGTAGTCACCATAATGAGCTACTTGATACTCAATCTCTTCTCTTACAACTTTGTTTGGAGCTTTGATGTTTGACCCGTTGTACTCAGCTAATGGAGTAGTCGCAGGTAACATACCTTTGTATCTATAAGCAAAGGCTTTCTTCGTGTTTTGACCAGCTTGAATTGATTTTGTTTGTCCATATTTATCAAACATTAACTCATCAGTAGCTCTCATTAATAGTGTTCTATCGTAAGTTGCTTGAACCTTAGCTGATAGAAAATTACCTGAACCTTGTACTGGAGTTCTTGATACTAAACCTGACATATTTATTCCTTATGGGTTTGAAATTAGTTTCAGTTCGTTTCGGAACATAGTGTTATCCAAATTTCTTTTGGAATTCCTCATCTGACATATTCCAGATATCATCATCGTCCTTTGGCTCTCCATCAGTTTCTTTTGAAGAGTTACCAGAACTAGCTTGTTCTCTAAGTTTTTTCTCTCTATCTGTCATTTGTCTTTCTTCTTTTTTTTCCTCTCTTTTCTCTTGCTTAGTTTCTGTTTGCTTCGTATCACCTTTGGCTTTTTCAATTCCATCAGCATACTCTCTACCTACAGTTGCATAAGCATCGAATAAAGACTCACCAGTTAACTTAGCTCTTTTGATTGCCATTGGCATTACAGCTTCAGCTAAACCAGTTTCCATATGGTTTTTGAATGATTTAAGAGTTTGTGAATCTGACATAATTGTTTGCACAAAATCATCATCAGCTTGATTAGTTAGTGTTTCCCACTTACCAAATAACTCTTTATTCCCCACAATAGAGTTAGCAACTGCATCTAAATCGTGGTCGATTTGTTGTAGTTTAAACGAAGACTCATAGTTTTTAGACGATTCACCATCAACATCTAAAAGGTCTATCTTACCCATCTCTGCAATTTTAGCTAATGCACCCGTATTACCATTCATTGCTTCAATAAGTAGTTGTAATTGCTCTTTTTGAACATTACCCTGCTTCATCATATCTTGCTCTACCGTAGGTTTGCTTGGCTCTTTAGAATTTAATCCCTTAGAAATTAAGGCTACCATTTCCTCTTGCGTGTCAATAGATAGTTTTGTTCCACCATAATCTACTTCGAAAGGTTTGAAAGCTCCTTCATCTGCATCCTCTTTATTGTCTCCAGCACTTCCACTGTCTCCACCATCAGATTCGCCTCCCTGATTTTCTGAGCCTTGTTCCCCTTGCTCACCATCAGAGTTTTCGCCCTCTTCAGCATCACCTGAATCTTGTCCTCCGTCTTCTGGATTTCCTTCTTCAGCTTCCTCTTTTTCTTCACCTTCTTTGCCAGCATCACCAGCACCAGTATCGTCATCCCCATTATCTCCTTCGTTCGCAAATGGGTCTTCACCTCTTGCGATAGCTTCACCCTCTTCTTGCATCTCTTTAAGTAGTTGCTCTAATTCAGCATCCATTTCTTCATCAGTCTTAATTGCCATTAATTACCCTTGTTATTATTTTGGTTTTGATTTTGACGTGCTTGCATAAGCACCTCAGCAGGCTTAAGAGCACTTCCAACTTTATGGCTTTCAGCTTTTGCATATTTCTCGTACGATTGAGCATCTTTGTACTTAATAGTAGCTTGAGCATCTGCAGTCTTATTAATAGACTCAGCTTCATTAACCTTAATGTTAGAGTAAATCTCTTGTACCTCTGCCGATAATTTTTGGATATTTAACTGTGCTTCCTGAAGTTCTAACGCTTGTGCCATTTGTTGCTGAGGCGTAGGTTCTGGTCTATAGTTTCTAAGTTCCACTGCGGCATCGTATTGGTCAAACAACTCAAACATCTCTGCTACAATATTGTTAAGAAGATGAGGTGGAACCTGCTCTCCTAAAGCATTTGATTGTTGCATTAACATATTTAGTTGATTGATAGTCTGTGTTCTTAAAGCTTCAGAACCTACTTTTAAATTCACTTGTGCGAACTTAGAGTCTTTTAGAGCGTAGAAATCTACTTGCTCATCTGGACTGAATAGGTCTGCGATTTGGTCATTAGACAAGAACACCTCTGCCATTGTTATCCACTCCCTAAAGACGTTAGATAACGTAGCTCCTAATGACCGAACTAATGCACTCATTCTTTGTTGAGATTGCGTTAGCTGTGTTGGGTTATCTTCTTTGTTATTTTGAGAACTTCCATTAGCAGGGCTATTAGAGTTAGCACCTGACATATCTTCTGAACTCTTCTTAACTAAGCTCATAGTTTCAAATAAAGACGACGGTAATTGGTTAAATGAACCATCTCCAATCATATCCATTTTATTAACTAAGATAACTCTCTCTCCTGCTTTCATTCTTCTGAATTGAGCATAGTCCATTGCTGATTTATGTACAAACTTTTGTCCATTGTTAGCTAAAGACATATTATCAATTATACCCCTCATCATAGAAGTCATTAACTTCTGGTCATCTAGGATAAAGAAGGCAAGAGCATTACCCCATACACTACCACTTACAGGAGAGTAAACCCAATTGTTGTATGGAATCTTTTGTGATGGATAAGGATTCTCCATTACTCCTAAGAATAAATCATAATCCTCTGCCCAAGCACCAACCACTGGCTCAGCAATTCCATCACCATCTAAGTCATAGAATCCCCAATATTCAATAATCTTAACTTTTTGTCTAACTATATCGTTAGTGTTAAAAGTATCATCTTTACCATATTCTCGGTTAGTGTCTTTTCGTTCTCTACCTCTAGAGCTTTCATCATCACTTCTTGCCTTGCTGTGCATTTTACTTTGAAGCTTTCTAAGTTTTTCTTTTGAAAATCTATTTCCAATTTTTAAATCTGATAGTGATTTGTAAACTCTTTCAGCAAAGAATCTCATCTCACCTGCGTTATTAGCATCAGGGTCTGGAAAACAGTTCTCATTTTTACAAACTCTTGCATCAGCTTCATTTACATCTTCTACAGCAGTTTCGTACACACAATCGAACTTGCCGTCACCTCTCTGTTTGATAGACTTAGGGTCTGTCCCATAGGACAAGATTTCTTCCATAGTCATACCATCTTTGTGAACCTTGGATACAGCTTCTCTAAATTTCCACCCAGACCTAATCCAAGCAGTTCCTTCTTTGATACCAGTATCTACAATTTCCTCAATGAAAGTAGTTCTATTGAACTCTCCAGTGAAATGACCGTTGATGTATTTCTCCATATAATTAGCATTTAGTTTCCTAGATGTCATTCTACAAGGATTTGATGTTGAAGTAAATGGCTCAGTTAAGTTAGGCTTAATCTGCTCCACGTGTTTTGCAATCTCTTTCATAACAAATTTGCTACGCTTAGTTTTTGCATTTTTAATTCTACCATAGTATGCTTCAACCCAGTCTATGATAAGGTTGTCAATCTCAACCTTTGCTTTTTTAGCACCTTTAAAATCGTGCTTGGCGTCAATAAAGAACCGTTGTTCTGCAGACATTTCTTCTCTTTCCAACTAATCCTCCTTCTAATTATTAGCTGATACCACTGGATTATCATTGTTAACAATAAGCTTAACTCTCTTCTCGATAGCTTCAAGTATAGCTTTAAGGTCATCAATCGCAGCTTGTGCTGAATCTGAACCTGAGTTAACAGCGAATGAAGCAAGTCCACTTTGGAACTCACCCATCTTAACCATTAAGTTATCATCATAACCTTGAATCTGACGCACCACCTGCAATGCTTGCTGATATAGTAATTCAGTTTTATATTCCATTTCAAGAAGATTAATAGTAATTTCTGATGATGAGGTGAGCAATAGCTCCGTTTGCTTAATGTAATACTCAGTAAGTCTTATAGACTGTTCCTCAGGAGTTAAACCCCAATTCTCAATTTGTTTTAAAAACTTCTTTTCTTGTAAAGTAAACAGGTCATCGTTAGAACCTAAGTGTCTTCTTATCATAGAATAGTAATCCCTAAATTTTCTCTGTAGTGCTTGCATACATACCTTTCTCATTTAGGTTATTAAAGCTTGTTGCCTTACTGAACTCACCACCGTTATCGAATGGCGAAGGCACATTATACTGTGAAAAGGTATCATATTTATTGTTATACTCTTGTGCATCTTCCAGTTCAGTTTGTTCTGCAGTTCGATTATAATACCTATCCTTGGAGTCCTCAATACCTCTGGTTTCATTATATTTAGCATTTTCTTCTTTTTCTTCTTCATTTTTAAGCTGAGCTGAAATACCCATCATATTATTCATAAGACTCATAAGTTGCATACCAAATGATATCGCCGTTTGTATTGTAAACGCTATAGCACCGCTAAGAACTCCTGTAACGGTGCCGAATCCCCCTGTGACAAATGCCACCACTACTGTAGCTATCACTTGTGATAAAGCTTTCAGTCCTTGTTCTTTACTTACTCCTAGAATACTTGCCACTATATTAGCTAAGGCTTGTACTACTAGTCGTAGTATAGGTATCTTGTTGAATACCTCTAATATCGCAGTTATAATAGATGTAATAAACTTAAGTATTCCACCTATTAACTTTTCATACCATTTCTTTTTTTCAGGGATTAATTTAAACTGAGTATATGAGGATAGATAGAAAAAGAACTCTGGCATAAGTGCCTTCTTTAATCCCTCTACTTTCATATAAGCTCTATCTCCTGAAACTTCTCCACTAATTGGGTCAGTTTGGGTTGTTGTTAAAAACAAAAACTCTGATGCTTCATCTAATGAACCACTAATCTTCTCTGCAGCATAACCCCAAATTATATTGTGATAATATCCATTGTAACTTCCAACTTTAACTCCTTGGTCTCTCCAATCTTTAGGGTCTAACCTTTGGTCTACAGATTCGTGTTCCTCTCCAGCTTCGTGAAAATCATCAAACTTATCATATGGATAATTAGTAATTGTAGACGTCCCATAGTGTTCAACAACATCGTGGTATATCGTGGGGTCTCCATTTGCAGTTTCATCTCTTTCTGTAAAAGAAATTAATTCTCTAGAAGCAATACCTATATCTCCGTGCTGTATAATCAATGATACTAAAGCATTAACTATAAAATCGTCTATTTCAACTGTATCTCCATTTGAA